TAATGTCATATCCAGGACAATTATTATTTCTTTATATTTTCTTTATAAAGTTCTTTGTTATCTTTAATAAAATCTTTGCGCCACTCGTTATAAGTGACATATTCTATCTTTTTATTAGGTGCAACTACTTCACGTTTCGCACGCTTTTCAGCTTCACCCTTACTTAAATCTTCATGTTTAATTAGTTCCGTTATCCTCTTGGCCAGTTTCTTCTGGTACTTAGGATCGTTGTAATTTCTCGATGTTCTAAACTTAGGTAACCCCCTAAGTACATGGCAACGACAATTTATATCTTCGCTTGGCACTCCAAACATCCTTGGCCCTTTTGCTTTATGGCCACCACTGTGAAAATAACCATCTTCATCAGCCTTGCGACCGTCTAGCGCTGCATGTGAAGCCCTAACCCTACTATCTAAGGTTGCCAACCAGTACTTGTTGACTGATATACCTGCTTTCCTTAATTGCTTATCACTCTCCAGGGTTGCCATTGTTCTAGCACGTCCATTCTCTGTACGTACAACACGGCGCGCCTTAGTTGCGCTTATTCCTACCTTCTTACTAATCTCCTGGGCTGTTTTCTCGTAACTATCACCCTTAATAGCACCTTGTGTTATAGTCTTCTGTATCTCTCGTACTATCTCACTTCGATGTTGTGCCAGTACGTTAGGTAGTTTCATCTTATCGATAGGGTTATTAAGCAGCTTATTAAGTACATTCTCACTTGGTATGTCAAAGCCCATCTCAATAGCGCTTTGTATCTTAGTATCGTATATATCGTATATTCGTTGCTCCAGGAATACATTCCTATTAGAGTTTCTAATCTCTTTTAAGATGTTCTTGTATGCTCCAGTCGTCTTACTTTCGAACTGCTTCATGAACTTTCTTAATCGTCCATACTTTGAAAGCTGCGACCAAGTAAGCTGGCCACCTTTACTAAGTGAACCATACATCTGACCAAGTAAGCCCAAGTACTCTTGTGTTAAGTTCAAGAATACCTGGTCAATGGCTTCATTCGCTTCAACGCTATACTGCGCTATCTTTGCTTCTAGTTCTGTTAACATCTTCTTCACCTTCAATCGGTTCTAATGGTTCGTTAGAGTACCTTAAAGCTTCTTCTTCTAGCTTTTCTTTCTCAAAGTCAACATCATCTATTAGAGTTGATTGACTAAGCCTTGTATCTTCACTAACAACGCCTTGTAATGTTGTTAGTATTTGTGCTTCTTCTAGTCTGTTTACTGGGATATTTCTTGTAAACGTGAAATACATATCCAGGTAAGACTCATCATTTAAGCTAAAACCTCTATGTTTCCAAGCTGTAAACAACACTTTAAATTGATACATTAAAGCACTCTTGAACTTACGTTCTGAAACTATTGACTTATTCTCTAGTGCCATTAGTTTATATCTAATCGCAACGCCAGAACTATTCCCGCCAAATGTTTCATCATTAAAGTTTACAGTCTTAGCAAATTTAGAAATGTTATCATCTAAAAGCCCAAGCACATTCATTATAATTGTATCGTTAACATCTTTAGTAAGATACTTGATATCCATTCTTTCATCTATCAGTTCAAATACTCCAGTCTTGTGTAACTGTTCCAGGGTTTCTGGATCAGCACCCATTCCCTTAAGTACTAAGTAAGCAAGCCTTCCCGCTTCTATCTCACTAACTGCACCAGATACAATCTTGTCATAAGCATCTATTAATGTGTACACTTTTTCAGCATCACCCATTAATTCATCATTGTTCTTAACTCCGAACAGTGGCACATGCTCGAACATATGTAATTGTTGATCAACAAAATTAATGCTACCATTTTGGCCCTTAAAGTAATAAATATACTTATCATCGTAAAATTCGCAATCAATATTGTTGTCATTGTCAACCGCATATCGCATAGCATATACTGGCTCTGAAATGTTATCACCAAAGAATACAGCTTCCCAAGGCTTGATATTTTTAATACGTTCATTACCTTCTAAGTCTATGTAACATAGTCTTGCTGCATAACCGCAAATAGTGGCCAGTTTCCCAAGTTCACTGTCTAAGTCTTCAGCTAAGTTTCTTAAATTAAAGTTTTTAATCTTTTCTTTTAGCTTATCGTCTTCTTTGTCATAGTCGTAAACAATTGGTACACCATACATATAACCAGTCTTAGTATCGACTATATCGCTATCGTAACTGTTAGCAACTGAATTATGTATCTTGTCATCAATACGATACACATTACCACCAGTTTCAAAGTCACCCAGCTTAACCGCTTCTTGTTGGAAAATTGGCACTTCAACGCCTTTATAACGGTTGTATTTAGTTTTGTTCTTATTCATCTTAGCAATGTTTTTCTCTATTACCTTGATGATTATTTCTTTTGTTATCCCACTTGCCTGGATCTGTTCTATAAATTCATTATTAGTATTCATCTAGCGATCAGCCCCCTTTCTTCTAGCTTTTAATCTCATATGAGAGTATATAGCATATCTCATAGAGTCCATCACATCATCATTTTCTTTTACTGGGTTCCCAGTCTTTTCATCCCATACATAGTTATAAATTTCTTTCTTAAAAACTTTCACTTTATCAGATACAACAAAAAAGCGGCCAAGCTTTATAAGTCTTGCCACTTCCTCTATCCCACTTAATACACTCTTATCAGCGTTTATGGCCCTTATACGTTCCCGTCTGAAGCGTTCAACGTGTTCTGGCCTTGCACTATCACAATAAAAGTTTATGTTACCATATCGCGCCTTAATATCAAGCGCAACATCAGCCCAGTAATCTATCTCTTTAAACTGCTTAGCATGTTCTTCCAGTAAGTACCAGTTGTTTAGCTTGTCTATACCAAACACCACTATACTACCAAAGTGACTGTAACCCCAGTCAACTCCAGCTATGTAAGTTTCAAACTCAACATTATCAACATCATTAATAAAGTGCTTGTTACTATCAAAATCACTATACACAACACCTTCACCAGTAACCCATAACCCTCTAATATCTCTATCGTAGAACATACCAGATGGCGTTGACTCTTTAATATTCTGGATATACCTTGGTGATAAGAATGTGTTATCATCTAATTCAAAATGATAAGATATTATGTTTTCGCTTTTGCTATCAATATATTCTTTCTTTAACCAGTGTTCTGGGTTATCTGGGTTGGTATCAAACACAATCCTAGCACCATCACCAGAACAGCGGGATATGATCTCTTTAAACACTTTCTCATTGGCCAGGGATGCTTCATTGACATAAGCCCCAAAGGCTGTCATACCTCTGATACCACCTAAGCCCCCAATTGTACCAGTGAAGGCTTGTACAACCTTAACACCAAACAATGTAAAAGAGTTGTGTTTATCAAACTTAATGTCTAGCTGGTATCTATTGTATATCTCTTGCAATACGTTGTTTTGTATTGTCTTACTCGATACACCAGCCAATATATACATTGGTTCTTTAATCTTAAGTTTGTCAGCAATCTTACGAACCCTTATTAATTCCCTTAAGAATATATCATTATTAATAACAGTCTTACCAGTTCGCTTAGCACCGTGCAACCCAAGTATAAAGAAGTCTTCTGTATTGGTTCGCTTAAGTATTTCAATCTGTTTAGGGGTGTACAATCTATTTAAGTCCATTAATCTCACCATCCACCAGCTTGAACAAGTCCGAAATCTTATCTTCTTGACTGCTGTTTTCTTTTTTATCTTCTCTTACTAAGTGTATCTTATTCAATAAATCAGCAGCTTTCAACCTATCCTTTGCGCTAACATCTATTTTAGTTATTTCTTGAAAGCCCATCCCTTTCCCAATTAATATTTCTTCTTTTTTCTCACCCCGCATTACAGAAGTTAAATATTCCATTATCTCTTGTTGTGTTGCTGTTTTTTGTGACTCTATCACTTTTAACCGCTCATCGATGTAATTTTTTATTCCTACATTTTCCAACAATTTGTGGCTTTGCGACCTTGCATAATTTAAACTATAACCCGCTTTAATTGCTGACTGCATTGCATTACCGCTAATGATGTACTCATCAGCAAATTCTTTTTGTTTCAAATTAATTTTTACCAACTTTCCATCACCTCTTTTCTACATAATAAAAAAGCGCTATTTCAAGCGCTTTATAAAGGTTTGTATAAAATAATTTGTATTACATTCCATAAAATAACAAATAAG